TTATGTAACTACCTCTCCTGCCACAAATGGCGGTTGCGGTGGTGGTGGTGGTGACCAAGATAGTACTGGTGGTACAGGAACTTCTGGTCAAGGTTATGCTGGTGGAGATGCAACAGCCACTGCAAATTCAGGTTCAGGTGGTGGCGGTGGTGCTGGCGCTGTTGGTGGTTCACGACCAGCAAGAGGTAGCACACAAGATGGTATAAGCGGTAACGGCGGTAATGGCGTTGCAGTTTCTATTACTGGTTCATCCGTAACTTATGCAGGTGGTGGCGGTGGTGGCGGTTCCAATACTGGAGCAGGTCAATACGGCGCTGTTCCTGGCTCTGGTGGTTCAGGTGGCGGTGGTGCTGGTGCCGCATACAGCAACAACGGAACACCAGGAGAAGCCAATAAAGGTGGCGGTGGCGGTGGTGGTGGTGCTAATGGAGATAATGGTGGTGCTGGTGGCTCAGGAGTTGTAATCCTGCGCTGGCTAACTGCTAATGGAACTATTTCTGTTGGTGCAGGATTAACAGCAGATGCTACTGGTACAGACGGTTCTTATTCGTACAAGCGATTTACCGCTGGTACAGGAAATGTGAGTTGGTCATAATGGCACATTATGCTTTTTTAGATAAAAACAATGTTGTTACAGAAGTAATAACTGGTGTTGATGAAACTGAACTTATTGAAGGCAAGACTCCTGAAAAATGGTATGAAAATTTTAAGGGGCAAACATGCAAACGCACTTCTTACAATACTTTTGCTAATCAACATTTAAAAGGTGGCACTCCATTTCGTGGCAATTATGCTGGAATTGGATACACTTATGATAATACATTTAATGTATTTGTCCCACCAAAACCTTTTCCATCTTGGAAATTAAACTATGCAACCTATCAATGGGAAGCACCAGTTCCAAAACCAATAGAAACAAAAGATTGGGCTTGGAGTGAACATAACCAAGAGTGGATAAGCGTTTCGTTTATCAAATAATAAGGAGAAATAAATGAATGAAAAAACTTTTGCAGCTGTTAAAAGCTACGTCCGCCATTTTATTGGCGCTTGCCTTGCTGCCTTTACTGCTACTGGTGGGGATATCTTCACTCTTGACGCAGCGGGACTCAAGGCTATCTTCACAGCAGGAGTCGTGGCAGTGCTGCCCGTCGTGCTCCGTGCTTTAGATACATCAGATTCAGCGTTCGGTAAGACAGAATAATGAGCACCAACGAATGGGCTGGTATCGCGGTAGCGGTTACCACAATAGTCGCCAGCTTTGCTGGCTCAGTTCGTTGGTTGGTCAAGCACTACCTTGCTGAACTCAAGCCGAATTCTGGCACAAGCCTCCGCGATTCTGTCGATAGATTAGAGAAGCGTGTTGATAGTCTATTTGAACTCATAGCGGGAAAGTGAATAGATGTCTGGTATCAATGTTTCTATAGCAAGCTATAGGGATATTGAACTATTACCAAGCATTCGTTCCGCCTGGGATAATTCTTCAGACCCTGATAGTTTACATTTTACTATAGTTTCTCAAGCTGAAGATGACGAACATCCCGACCTATCTTTTATTCCAGAAGAACAGTTAACTTATTACAAGTTTCACTGGAGTCAAAGTAAGGGAGTTTGTTGGGCTAGGGAAATAGGTTCCAGGGATATTAAAGGAACATTCTTTCTTCAGACAGATTCTCATTCTAGGTTTAGAGCAGGATGGGATAAAGCAATTGTAAATTCTTACCTGTCATCGTATGCACATTACGGAAAGATTGTCTTTACTACCTACCCAGAAGGGTATAAAGTAAACGACAACAAGCAAGATGAGTTTCATTATCGCAGTAATTTATTAAAGATAGTTCCTGTTTGGGATGAAGTTGAAAAGATGGTTGGACCATCATTTCAAGAAGCTAGTTTCAATCCTTATGGAGATGAAATCTATTATGTATCTGGTAATTCTTTATTCTGTTTCAAGGAAATAATAGAAGAAGTTCCTTATGATTCATTGCTTTATTTTCATGGAGAAGAACCATCTCTAGGATTACGGTTCTACACTCGTGGTATTAAATTAATAAATACTCCAGTTGATTTCATGTTCCACGAATATAAAGCATCTTGGAATGAAAGCACTCCTAAACGTAAGTTGCATTGGGAGGATGACCCGAACTGGTATCTGCTTAACTATCAATCATATGAACGTTTAGCTAAAATTATGACTGGTGATACAACCCTTGGTATATATGGCATAGGCGATTATGACTTATACCTACAGTGGATAGAAAAAACTGGAATAGAACTAAGAGATAAAAGCGATTTGATTATGAGTAGAGTAAGGAAATGAATGAAAACTGTAGCCAAGAAAGCCACACCTGCTGCCGTTGCTGTGCTCCGTCAAGCGACGGCGTTAGCACCGAAACGCAAGAAGGCAAGCGATGGGCTCCTGCCCAGTGCTGCTCACCTCAAGGCGAGTCCGACTTCGGACCACAATACTGGGCTAGCAGTAGACCTTACCCATGACCCTGATAGCGGGGTCGATTGTAGTGACATATTCGAAAAACTTAAAGAAGATAAGCGAGTTAAATACCTTATTTTCAACAAGAAGATTTGGTCGAAAGACAAGGCTCGTCTTGGAAATCGCGCTTATACTGGTAGCAACCCGCACACAAAACACTTACACATTTCTATTAACGATGGTCATGGTGACGATACTAGTCCTTGGTTCTGGTGGATGAATCAACCTAAGTTGGTTAACCAAATTAAAGCTGTAATAAAACCATTGCCAGATAAAAAACCTGCAGTGGTTATCAAACCACACCATCATTGCTGCTGTCCAGAATGTCCAACTAATAAGAAGTAGAGGTAAATCGTGGCAACTAGCAACAAGGACCTTGTTGGCGACCTACCGATTATTCTTAGCCAAGCAATCCCAACAGCGCTTGTTAAATACAAGCGAGAGGATTTTGCTGCAAGCTATGCAATTGGTAACACGCCATGGTTATCTGGTGCATCTGACCAGAACCGTATAAGTCGTATCACTACGACTTATCAGAAGGAACGTATCGACCAAGGCACATCCGCTGGTGAAAACTCTTTATCTAATTGGTGGCTTCGGTCTGCTACATCCTGGCATCATGGTGCTGGCGAACGTTACTACGACGCTGACTCATCCGACCAATATAGATTCTATGAATCAAACAATATTGATGTATGGAATCTTGGCGAATTAAAGCTTTTACCTAGAACCACGCAGGTATCAACTACGGCTATCACCGCTAAGCCTGCTACAACAAACAATGGCGCATTCTATATTCAAGGCGGTAATGTCTTTTATTACAATGGCTCTACTGGCGCTAGCACATCAACATCTCTTGCAACTTCAGTAACAGCCCAAGTTATATCATCAGATGGTAACAGCGCTATTGTTGGTGCTAGTGATGGTATCTATTCAGTAAGCACCTCACTGGCTGTAACCAAGCTTTGGGCTAAGCCAAACGGTGTTACTACATTTACTGTCCAAGCTATTGGCTTTGTTAAAGACCGTATTGTTATCGGAGTTAAAGAAGATACTACGCAATGCGTAGTCTATGAACTATCTAGGTTTCCTTCTTCTACCCCAACAACTATAGGTAACACAGAAGAGCGATACACATTCAAAGATTCTAACCTGGTATGGGAATCAGTTGGTGAACTAAACAGTGCCATCATAGTTGGTTATACCCTCGGCGCTATCAGCCGTGTCTTGTCATTTGCTATTGATGATGCATCACCGCTTGCTGCAATCAAAGACCCAATTGTTATTGCCGAGCTACCTCGTGGTGAAACCCTGCACCAGATTCGCACATACTTAAATGAGTATGTAGTTATGGCTACTACTGCTGGACTTCGTGTTGGAAATCAAAGCACTGACGGATTAAGTTTTACTTATGGACCACTCAATGTTGTTGGCGATGTCAGGGATATTGCATTCAATAATAGATATATATACGCAACTCGTAACTATGCCATTAATACAGTTAAAGGATTGTGGCGTATTGACCTGGGTCAACCAGTAGATAATGGATATGCTTACGCTGCTGACTTAGCTACCGATTCTTCTGATGTAATAGGCGTTTGCTTTATTGGAATTACTGCACGTAAACTTATGGTTGGCGCATCTGGCGTATGGGTTGAGCATGCAACTGAACTTGCTACATCTGGAACCATCAGCTCTGGTTGGATTCGCTGGGGTACTGCTGAAGATAAACAACCAGTATCTCTTGCAATAAGAACAGATGGCACTGGAGGAACTGTTGGGTTCTCTGTTTCTGACCAAGATGGAAACACCTCTGCGATTGAATCTATACCATTAGGTGGCTCAACCGACTTCCAATTATCTGCAAGCTTACAGCCAGCAGACCACTTTGAAATTACATTGACCTTAACTCGTAGCACAAGCAGTGCAACGGTTGGTCCAACTGTAGAAGAATGGCAGTGTCGTGCTCTACCAGCACCACTTCGTTCTCGTACACTTACTATCCCATTACTATGCTATGAAGAGGAGCGCGATTCCAATGGAGTTACAAGAGTATCCGCGCCATGGGAACGCATTAACTATCTGGAACGCATTGAACAAAATGGAGGCGCGGTACTATTCCAAGACTTTTCTTCGGGAGAAGAACGAGTCTGTACAATCCGTGCTATTCAATTTGAGCAAACTTCTCCACCCTCATTCGCAGCAGGATTCGGTGGAATAGTTACGGTTCAATTACAGACTATTGATACAGAAGTTCCGATTACATAGTGGAACAGAACAGACTAATATCCCTGGTATCACCAGGTGAGCGTCACGAACTAGTAGAGAAAGTTCGAGTGGCGCTGAATATAGCTGGAGATGATGTGCTAGATGCTCCCCTGGCTGAAGTGCTTAAGGGTTTGCAGCATACGCTTTCCATTCCAGCAGTCGGGTGCATCAACTTAGCCACGCTGGATGCGCTCGCAGTTGCTCCGCCTGAATGGTAGGGAGCCAAAGAGATAGGGGGAACCATAACGGTTCCCCCTTCTTTTTGTTTTTAATCTGCAGATTTATCCCCATCAACTATTCGATGAGCCCAATCTAATCCTGCATTCCATCCCTCCCAGTATCGCTTGTCTGGTAGACAAGCTCTGGAGTCAGGGTCCATCTTTGCGTAGTCAATCTTCTTGTGAAACCTTGCTATGTAATGTCCGTGGAGTTCATTGAACCTTGGATAGAATTCATCCCATGTCTTATTCTTTTCACGGCTCGCCCTGAGGCGAGCCTTTCCCGCCCTCCACCCCTCAAACTTATCACGAACTTGGTTAAAAAACAAACGGCGTGTCGGACCCGATTTGTCCGACTTGGAGAATACACTATGCATATGAATCAACTACCCCCACATCGTTCCTATAGTCAGCTTTCTACTTGGCAATCCTGCCCGCAGAAATACTACCTCAGCAAAGTCGCAATGGTCCCAGAGAAACCAGCTGTTTATTTGGCTGCTGGCTCAGCAGTCCACTCGATGCTGGAATGGTTGAACCATGAGCTCTATAGAACCCAGCAAGAATCTAATTGACCAGCGGGGAATACCCAGCAATGAGTGTATTAACTGTGGCTCCAACATACAAATTATCCGTGCCATCTTTCAAGACTATGAGCTTGTTATGTGGTTTACTGATTCCTTCTGTGCGACCTGTGGGTCGCCGATGACTACCCCTACCCCCATAGATAACCCAGACTACACTCCGAAGGATGATGATGAGTTTAACTGAAAAATGGCTTGAAGTATTTAATGAATCTGTTAGAGTTACCGAAGAACAAACAGGTGTTCCTAGTTCTGATTGGAAGACTGCGGGTCGTAAGACCGCAGCTCGCCCAGATGGGGAAGACCTGGCGTTCTGGCAGAGTGATGGACTCAAGCAGGTTGAGGCTTACCAGAAGTGGTATGCTCAGTCTGGGTGGAAAATCGCTACCCTGCCCGACGGTCGTCCTGGCATCGAATGGGATGCAAGTGTGCATTTCGGAGGCACACCTGTACGCTTTGTCATTGATGTCATTTACCAAGTGGGGGAAGACTTAGTAATAGTCGACTTCAAGACTGGTGCTAGGACACCGTTCGGTATGATTCAAGCTGGCTTGTATGCCAGCGGTATTGAAAAGATATACGGCATTCGCCCAAAGTTCGGCGCATTCTTTATGACAAGACAAGGTCAGCTCGATGACCTGTTTGACTTATCGCATTTGAGTATTGATTACTTTGATTATGTATTTGGTGCAATGAATGACTCCGTGTCTAAAGGTTGGTTTCCACCATCGGTTGGAGAAAACTGTAAGATGTGTTCATTCCAAGAGAAGTGTCCAGCAATGGGCTCAAAAGATTTCCCTCTGCAAATACCTACAACAAAGGGGAAGGAAAGGAAAAAGTAGATGACTGAATCTACGTTTTCATATACTGGCAAACTGAATGGGCAGGACTTGTTTACCGTCCGAGGTAACAGTGTTGCTGAATTCAAAGCTAATCTGAATGCAGCTATTGAGGCAATCAGTGAAGCACAAAGTCTGCAAGCTTTGTTGGTCAATCGACCAACAGGTAATGCATACGCACCTAACATGGAGCAGGCTATCCAAGCTCTCCAAGATGCTGGCATGAATCCTCAGCCAACATCATCATCACCTCAATCAATTGAGGTAGTCAAAGACAAGTACGGCAATGAGTGGACATACGGACACCCAGATGCCCCAGACTTACCAGATGGACGTGGCAAGTACGCCAAGAAGAAGGGCGTATCCAAAGCTGGTAAGGCTTACGTTGGTTGGTTTGACCCAGCCAAGGGACCAAAGCCATTTAAGCCAGGTGTTGCTGAAGCAGAAACAATCTGGACTAAAGGCTAACAATGCGTTCACTACTACAAGTAGTCGGTGTGGAATCACCCGCTGGTAAGCAATTACCAGAGGTGCTTCCTGCACTTACCGCAGCCCAAGTATCCTTCCGTCAGGCTCAACTGCACTTGATTGCAGGTCAGCCAGGTGGCGGTAAGACACTGATTGCATTGTGGTACGCCATCGCCTCCAAAGTTCCAGCGTTATATATCTCAGCGGACTCTGATTCAAGAACAATAGCGACTCGTGCAGGCGCAATCATTATGGACAGAGAAGTGTCTGACGTTGAGAGAATCATGGATACTGAAGCCAGTGTTCTTCTTGAAGATGCATTGGCTGAAGGTGCAGGACATGTTCGGTTTGCCTTCGACCCAGCACCCTCGTTACAAGACATCGAGGAAGAAATCGAAGCGTGGATTGAACTGCACGGTGCTGCACCTGTGGCGGTGTATGTTGATAACTTAATGAACGTCGCTTCATCAAGCGACAATGAGTGGACTGCATTGCGTGATGCAATGTCAGCGTTCCACTATATGGCTCGTGAATATGAAACTGCCTTCATCGTTCTTCACCATGTGTCGGAGAACGAGAAGATGTCTAAGCCAAACTACCCAGCGCCACGTAAGGCTCTGATGGGCAAGGTTGCAGCCCTACCAGAACTCGTCTTATCTGTGGCGCTGGATAGCGCATCTAATGTTTATCGTGTGGCTGTCGTGAAGAATCGTCACGGTAAAGCTGACCCGAATGCTGAAGAGTACATAACGCTGGCAGCAGAAGCTAGCAAGATGACTCTGTATAACTCATCGACAGAATTATTTAGAGCGAGGACATTGAGTCAATGGAAGTAACTAAATCAAGTTTCGATTTAGATTTCTCATACGGTCGTGAAGGTGAACAACTTGTTGAACAACTTCTGACCAATGGTAAAACTGTTGAAGTAAAGCGTGACCGCAAGTGGCACAAGACAAACAATGTTTACATTGAGGTTGAGTGCTGGTATCTTAAATCCCAATCTTGGGAACCATCTGGTCTATCAGTAACACAAGCTGATTACTGGGCATTCGTTCTAGAAGAAGGAATAATTATGGTTCCAACAGATTACGTAAGATATGTAGTCAAGAACTGGGGTCATGAGATTACTTGTGAGATTCCCCCGAACCGAAGTAAAGGTTACTTGGTTACGATAGAAAACTTATTGTCCGCAATGAAGTTACTACGAAAGGGAAACACAGATGAAATTTCCAGACTTGACCAGGGGGCTATGTAGAGAAGTTGGTATCGAGTTCTTCTTTCCAGAAGAAGGAGGAAGTGGTACTGATATATATACATACTCACGCAAGATATGTGGCAGTTGCGTGGTTAAGAACGAATGTCTGGAATGGGCTGTAAGGCACGAAGCTTATGGCATGTGGGGCGGGACTACCCCAATGGAACGTAGAAGTATTAGGCGTAAAAGAAATATAATTATTCAAGAGATACTAGTAAAGGATTATGTATGAGAGCTTTTAATTCTATAGAGATTAGAGTCGGTAAACTATGGTTACATTTTGGATATAGTTTTACTAGGTTTGCAGTTGGGTTTTGTGTTGATAGGTTCTCTGCAAACATAGACCTTGGACCATTCTGGATTTCGATTGAATACTAATGACCACACCATCCAAACGCAAAGGCTCACAGTACGAACGTGATGTAGTCAAATGGCTGGTCAGCATGGGCTACCCATGTGCTGAGCGAGCTTACGGTGCTGGTCGCCACGATGACGTGGGCGACATTGATGGTATCGATGGTGTTGTTATAGAATGCAAGAATGAAAAAAGAATAAACATCCCTGGTTATCTCAAGGAGTTAGAAGATGAGATGATTCATGCGGATGCAGAAACAGGAGTTGTGCTAATTAAAAAGCGTGGCACATCTAATATCTCAGAGTCGTATGCAGTAATGCCTGCGGAACTCTGGGTAAATCTGCTAAAACAGGCAGGTTACAATGGACATCAGTGAAGCTGTGACAGAGTTTCACAAAATGAAAAGAGGTAACTATGCGGTTAGTGCTAGTGACCATACTTGGATTGATGCTGCCGATAGCAGCACCAGCCCAAGCGTTATCGCCAGAACTTACATTCGAGAAGAAGTTGTCCGTAGTCACGGACAAAAAGGAACGAGTGGAGTTAGCGTTAACACAAGTCACAACCAACAAACGCGAGGCTCAGTGTGCGATTCGTATTGCATACAAGGAGAGCCGATACAACGTGGACTCCCTCAACAAGTCGAGTGGAGCACGTGGGGTATGGCAATTACTCTGGGCAAAACCAGGGTGGTCATTACTCAAACAAACAGAGGAAGCACACAAGTATGTGCTACATCGATACGACACTTGGTGCGAAGCGTACAGGTTTCACCAGGAAAGGAATTGGTATTAGGTCATGAACCAACCCGAATTTCTTGAAGCAGTCTTTCGTCATTACGGATTAGACCTACCGTTAGGTGGGGACAAATCCATCTTTTGTCCTGTACATGATGACTCACATAAGTCTGCTTCGGTTAATTCGGAGAAGGGTGTCTGGGTATGTTATGCATGCAGCGGACGTGGCGCTGGTATACAGATTGTCATGGCTCGTGAAAACTTAACATACTCAGACGCTCGTAAATGGGCAGAGAAGAACATAGGCAAGGAGTCGAAGAGCCCAGCTCCGACACGTGGACGTAAGTCCAGTAGTCGTTGGACTCCACCTAGATTGCGGTCAGTTAGATGACAACAATCATTGGTATTCAAGAACCAGACGGCTGCTTAATTGCAGCCGATAGTAGAACTACAACTGAGAAGGGTCGCCCTTACTCACATCCAATCGTAACTAAGATTACTAAACGCGGTAAGTTTCTAATCGCTGGTGCTGGCACTACTCAACCCTGTGACATAGTCCAACACATATGGAAACCACCAGCCATACCAGCTAACACAAAAGACATCTATCATTTTATGATTACAACCGTCATCCCTAACATGCGTGAATGCTTACGTGATAACGGATTCGTTCACGATGAGAAGACAGATGAATATGAATTCTTATTTTTAATGGCTGTGAATGGAACCATCTATGAAGTAGATGATACATACTCAGTCTTCCTACGCGACGATGGCATCTATGGCTTAGGTTCTGGGTCTTCCTATGCCATAGGTGCTCTCGCATCTGGTGCTAACTGGAAGAAAGCAATGCAGATAGCAGCCAAGAATGATGTGTATACTGCTCCTCCTTTCGTAGTGCATAGGCAGGAGAAGAAGTGAAACCAAATCAAAAGCTCATAGACCTTTGGACTAAAGCAGCCAACACATATCATGCCAACCTTGCTGGTTCACCAGCCGAGGCATACCTTGAGAAGCGTGGCATCCTTAACGGAGCCGAACAGTTCAAGCTTGGGTATGTGGTTGACCCTGCACCTGGTCATGAGGATAGGTTGAAGCATCATCTATCTATCCCATACATAACAGAGTCAGGTGTAGTTGGATTTAAGTTCCGCCGTATAGATGACGGCGACCCAAAGTATATGATTCCTACTGGTCAGAAGCACCACCTATATAACGTTAGTGCTATCCTTCATGCAGTCCATGAAGTATTGATTGTAGAAGGAGAGATTGATGCGATATCTGCTACCCTTGCTGGTCATCCTGCTGTCGCTGTGGCTGGCGTTAATGCTTGGAAGCCTCACTTTAGCCGCTGTTTTGACGGCATTGGTCGTGTGGTTATAGCCACCGATAACGATGCCAAAGAGGATGGTTCTAACCCAGGACAAGAACTAGCCCGCCGTTTATCTGATGCAATACCTCAAGCCATCCGCGTGTCGCTACCGCCTGATAGTGACATCAATAGTATAATTGTCAGCCAAGGAGCTCAAGCGTTAACTAAGTTGATTAACGCACTGGATGAATAGAGGGAGCTCGTTGTCTGAAGATACTACCATCCTGCAATTCGAAGAGGATGCTCAAAAAATCTACGATGAATTGCTTGCGATTCTAGTAAAGAAACAAATTGATTACGGTCCATACAACATCTGGCATGCACCAGGTGGCGCAACCAATGGGCTGATGGTACGTATGTCGGACAAGATAGAGAGATTAAAGAATCTTATCTATAGTCCTAAGTCAGAGAAACCTAAGAACGAATCTCTTGAAGATTCGTTTGTTGACCTGGCTAATTACGCCATCATTGCACTAATGGTACAGCGTGGGGTGTGGGCTAAGTATGCCAAGAAATCGGAATAAGACTTACGAAGAGCAACGTATCTCACGTATCCGTATGTATGGAATTAGCGTGGAAGATTACGAACGCATGCTTGAAGAACAAGATGGTGGTTGCCACATCTGTGGCAAGAAACCAGAAGGCAAGCGAGCTCTTGATATAGACCACGACCATGCAACTGGCAAGGTGCGTGGCTTGCTTTGTTCCAATCATAATCGTGCTCTTGGTTTACTCAATGATGATATTAAATTAATGCTTAGGTCTGTTGAATACTTGGTGAAATCCCTTGACTGACCTAGACAAAGACCATGAGATTTGGTCTGCAATCAATGACATAACAAGCACCATTGCTTGGGGTATAGCAAAAAGATATCACAGGTTTGTTGAGCTTGAAGATGTTAAGCAGGCTATGAATGAATATGCATGGAAGCGTAAAGATAAAGTATCCGAATACCTAATGCGTGAGGATGAGATAGAACGCAAGCAAGGATACAAAGCATTCAGCACATTCATACGCAGGGCAGGCGAGCGATACGCTCGCAAAGAGAAAGCTCGTGCGCTTGGTTATGAGTTAGGTGATGAATACTTTTACCGCTTGGCTATGATTGAAACTCTTATTAAGGTTATTGGTTCTGATGATGCTCACTTAACTAACCAAGTGATGGACCCAGATATCCATGGCGTTAAAGCAAAGAAGCAACCGAACGAAGGTAATAATCTTTTGGCTATGTTAGCTGATGTAGACAGAGCAATGAAGAAGCTAGACTTACGAACACATCAGATATTAAAAACTAAATACTCAACTGATGCACCTCTTGCTGAGATTGCAAAAGAATGGGACATCTCTCCACAAAGAGTGGAGCAGATTATCAACAAGGGACTAAGAGATATAACTGAGTATCTCGGAGGGGCAACACCATACTAATGAAGAAGAAACCTTTCTGGAAGACAACCAATCCAAAGAAGACATCCACTCCACTGACACCAGAAGAGAAAGCTCAGGCACGTGCTCGTGCCAAAGCTGCTGGTCGTCCATACCCAAACCTAATAGACAACGCTGCAGTTGCACGAAAGAAAAAGAAGAAGGGCTAATGCCTACATACGAATACGAATGTAGAGAATGTTCGTTCAAGAAAGAATTCAATATACATTTTGAGGTTGGTCCTGACTGCGACCAGTGTCATCGAACTATGACACGTGTGTGGACAGCGCCAGGTATACAGTTCAAGGGAACTGGATGGGGAGGAAATCACAATGGGTAAGTCAGGCAACCCTGCGAAGCGAGCTGTTACCAGCGAACCTAATGACCAGATAATGGTCTGTTGGTGTGACAATGGAACAGTCGATGGCAAGTTTATGGAAGGCGTGGTGTACACGCTGTTAACTGCTGGGCTACCTATTACTAGCGCACAACGTGTGCAAGGTAATCAGATAGGTAGACAACGTCAGACTGCATTCGATGTCTGGCATAAGCAGACTAACTTTGATTGGTTACTCTGGGTTGATAGTGACATCGTTCTTACGAACGAAGCTTTGCAGTTGGTATGGAAGTCTGCTCACAAGGTTGAGCGACCTGTTGTTAGCGGAACTTACTTTATCTCCAAGCAGATGGAGAGTTCAATCATGCAGCCATATCCTGCAGTATTCATGGCGCATGAGGATGACAAGTACCTGATGTCATACGTCCACCCTCTGCCATTCAACCAGTTGTTGAAGGTTGATTACGCTGGGTTTGGATTCCTTCTGATGCATAGGTCAGTGGCTGACAAGATGCGTGAGTTCCATGGTGACATCTCATTCTTTATTGAGTCGATGGACGAGGCTAATGCTGATAAGGATACGTTCATTGGTGAGGACATCCAGTTCTTTATGAAGATGAAAGAGGCTGGCATTCCACTTCATGCACATACTGGTGCAACAGTAAAGCATATGAAGAGATTCGCATTCGATGAAGAGTTCTATAAATTGTATTGGGCTACGATGCTGAACAGTATGCAGGCTCAGGCGCGTAAAGAAAAAGAGGCGGAGGCACAAGCCCCCGCCCCTTCGGATGGTTCTAGTTCAAGCTGATGCGTGAGAAGAACTCACGCTGAACTTGGTCAGCGTTCTTACATAACTGATACATCTCCTGCTCACCCTTGCGTTTGCCTATACGATAAGCGACATACGCAGCGATGGCAATGTATACAATCGTCCACATTATTTACCTCCAATCCTTTCCAAAAATTTTTCTGGTAGTTCCAAGCGACAGACTACTGCCTTACCTGGTTCGTTCTTATCTACAGCCGATAAGTTCTTTACGAACTTCTCAGCCTGCAGTTTGGTACTGAACTCACCCCACGCCTGGACTGGAGCCCAACGTGCTAGTTGTCCTACGAGAACATAGGCATCACGTTTACCTCTGGATTCATCCAGAGCTTCGATGATTTCTTGCGCTAGTTCCGCAGCACTTTCGGAGTTAGTATTGTCTGGGTCAAGTAAGTTGGCTACCAACTTGATTTCAGTAGGGCGTGGACGTGACATCAGTATCCTTTCATACACTGCACATAGGTCTGATGTTCAGCCAGTGCTTGACGTGCTTCATCTTCAGTGCGTCGTTCAATCTCTGCATTGCAATAAGCGCAGAGAAGGATGACACTAGTTATATGTATCATGCTTCTTTCCTTTCCTTGTGTTCCTTATAGTAAAGCTCGCACACATCACCATCTATTAGATGGTAGTGCATGTGAGCACCAGACATGAAGAGGACTTCGTCCTCGTCATCTCCTAATCCGTAGGAATCGTGATACCCACAGTACCAAGTCCAGCCCCCGACTGGAACAATCTTCAGTCGGGAGGCTTTGACTTCCAGCGTATTCTTATTCTTTAGTTTGCCCATCATTCTCCTCTGGTCCGTAGATGATTACGTCGGTGACAAAACCCTCTGCATCATCATGCAATGTCTGCTCTATAAGAGCAGGCTCATTGTGTTTAGTTGAGTAGATGTGCAGATAATCCAGTGCCTTGAGTATGTACTGCGCCACCCTTGGTGTGAGTTGTGGTTGTACATACTGCGGGTCTAGATGTTTCTGCAGGGGATTGGGATATTCTTTTGGTTCTTTCCATTGTTTCACGCTACCTCCTGTGTTACTAAGTCAAGAGCTTTGCTCTTGAGTCGGTCATACTTGCCAGCGATTACACGTTCTGCACGAGTAGCCTCCGACTTGTGTGAGTTCCAGTCAAGGTACTCGACGATTGCTTGGAACGCACCGAACGCAGTACCTTTGATGTTCTCTTGGGTGCTGCTGTGCTGGTAGATATTGAGCGCTGTGTTACGAGCGTCAGTGATACGGTTGTATGTACGTCGTTCACCAGTGCTGAGTTTGAAGTATGGTGTCTTCTCGACCAGTGCTGGCATGGTCCACATCTTCTTGAAGATGTCTTCCACTTGTGTATCTGATACCCCTACGTTGAGTAACTTGTCTGCGACAATCTCATACGTTTCGATACCTGTGTAGATAACGTCAAGCATCTTACGCATCTGCTCTACCTGTAGTTTGGCATTGGTTGTGTGGTGCAAGGAATACTTACATTCCTTACGGAAGATGCCACTGATTTGGTTGGAGCAGAAGAGTCGGTTCACAACTGGCGTGACACCGAGTGAGCATGAACCATCGTGTGAGGTTCGTGCTAGTAAGTAAGCAGCATGTGGGTCACCTGCAATCTTGACTTCCTTTGGAAGTTCAAGAAGCATCCAGACTTGAGCACCACCACGCAGCTCACCTGCGTTGGCATATCGTGCTTCACCTGAATCAACCAGTGCATCTAGAGCAGAGAACATATCTCCATTCTGAAACACTTGGTATCGTGTACCTACAGTGCCAAGCACTGACTGCCCGCCGTCCTTGTCGGTACGTACAGTTGCGAACGTGCTTGGTACTTGGAGTCTGCTGACACCCTCATCGTTTACGGCTAGGGCTTCGAGGTCAGCCAGTGATACGTGCCAGTCAAGACCAGCCTGTTGTGCTGCGTCTTGTGCGGATGTTGCGGTTACTGCTGAGCCAGCAATACTTGCTGACATTCTGCGTGTTGTTGTCATGTGTTTCCTTTCGTTAGTTGGTTGGTTGGGAGAGAGTATCTCATATGCGGTTGTCGAAGTCAACAACTGCCTGGGAAAGTTGGTCATGGTAATGACCCATTAGTGTGCGGAGCTCGCCTGTTTCAGACCAGAACGCCCACCATGTTACGAATGGGTGGTACTGGGATTCGGGGAAGAGGCAGAGGACTATCCATCCATCGCCTGTAGTTTTCTTGATATCGAGGATGGTTGCACCATTGGCGCAACGGTCACCTCGCTTGGGTGTTGACTTGATTGTGTCGGTTGTCATGTGCTTCCTTTCTATTGTTCTTCTACGGATAGGACTCGTGTGCTCTCAACCCAGAACTCGCTGACCTCAGCAGCGCCATCGTAGTTGACATCATCTTCGTCTAGGTCTAGTCCGATAGAGTCTGCAATTTCTTGTGCAGATTCTGCATTCTCTGACCTGTACTTGACGGTGGTCTTGACAGTGAACTCGACATACGCTTCGTACTCCTTGGTGAATACGAGTTTGCTAGAGAACGCTGCTTCAAGGTAGTCGCTGACTTCCTTGAGTGTAATCGTGTCCTCTTCGTTCCAATCATTGGACTCGATGTCATCGTTGATTGCAGTGAAGAGGTCACGTACATGAGCTCGCTCTCGGTAGAGTGAGTCACGCAGTGTGTTGACCTGTGCTTCGAGTGTTGCTACCTGGTCTTTTATTTCATCAGCGATAAGTCGGGTTGACTGCTCGATGACTGGTGTTGATTGTGCTACTGCTTCATTGATTGTTTCCATTGTGTTGCCTCCTTTGGTTGGGTCTTGCTTCCTATATATAAAGCACATCTTTGATGTGCTATCAAGATTCGTCTACGCGAGTGACGAGTTGGTTGTCGACTAGGTACTTCAGTACTTCTTCATCGACAGTTTCATAGTCGATGCCGAAGAAGTGGTCGCCCATGTATACGTGCCAGTTATCCTTGACCATACGGTCAAAGGCTTCTTCACGTGTGGACGTGAGCACTAGTTCGTAGTCATCTGGTCGTGTGTATATAGATTCAAGGCTTTGCCATATGGCAAGGTCACCCATGCCACTGCGATGTACTGCATCTGTGTATGCAGTAAGTAATGTTTCTACTTGCGTGATTCGAAATGATGGTTCCATGTTTGCTCCTATCGTTTGCTGATACTGAATCGGATGTCGGACTTACCGTCTATACATAGACGGCATACCGCACAGGCTCCACCCTTTTCGGAGATGAGTGGAATGCGCTTGAGTTGTTCGGGACAGGAAGCACCTGGCTTGCCTGTCATGGCTAGCATTGCTTGCTTGGCAGCACCGAAGGTGTCACCGAGGTATGCAATCTTCACACCTTGCGGTGCGAACTCCCAGTTCTCTGCATCTGCAGAGTAATACAGCGAGAGATTGGGAATGTCACGTAACGCACGAGCTGCGTCAGGGTTGCGTGTGTACACCCAGAACTGAGTGTCGGTGTTGTTCTCGATGACTACCTTCCACGCCCAGATGTAATCGGCATTGAAGAAGTCACCATCCCAGTGGATGCGGAACAATTTCTTGACACCTTTGGTGTCACAGTCTGATTTGAAATCGAGAATCATGGTGTCAAGCATTGCCCACATGTCGTACTTGTCGGCGTTGCGTAACGCATTCCAGTTGTGAAGTAACACTTCACGAACCGAGGTGTACATCTTTTCCAGTTTACCTGCGTAGCAAATCTTCTCGCAGATGCTGGTTGCATAGGGACATGAGTACTGCTTACCACTAGGCAAACCGAACGTATTGGCTAGCGCTGACCGCTTGCCATTCGGTGTTGCCATGTTGGTTACCTTGCGGTCATTAGACCGTTTGAGTTTGGGCATTGCTTCTCCTTTCGTTATTTGTTTGGAACAAATACCTTGTCGTATGAGATGAAATCGTCTGGCACTATGGTTAGTGCGCCACGATTGTTGAGTGCTGCATATACACAGGCAACAGCCAGTGGTGAGTTGCCACCGATGTGCCATCGATGCACAGCATCGAGGTCAATGTCTTGGTACTCCTTGTAATCGTAGATGTCTGCGATGACATCGGGATGTCCTGATACTTCGAACTGAAGTAGCCATTGATACTGAACCTTGTCGGCGTACTCATTGCGCTCGACAATACCGAACGCCTTGTTGAGTGAGCGTCGGGTCATCGTGATGTAGCCTTGCAATGAGGTTCCGTTGATATCTATTGAGTTGTCGTTGAGTGCCTTGAGTTTCATGGTGTTGCTCCTTTCGGTTGGTTGCTATATATAAAGCACATCTTTGATGTGCTATCTTGATACGCACTACCCACAGCACATGCCATCGGTAGTATCGGCGCAGCATTCTGCACAGAATGCCTCGTTATCTTTCATGGAATTGCGACAGCCATATTCATCCATTGGATTTGAACAGGGATGTCCCTCGTATCCGAAGCAGGTTATCTGCGCGAGCTCAGCCTGCGTCATGTCCATGATGTGCTTGGTCATAGCCAAGGCTCCAAGTGATGGCTCTCTACTATGGCACGTGCTGGCGCTGTCACTGAGCCACGCCATGTCACTCCCTCTGGGAGTGTTATCTGCTTGTCGTAGTCCTCATCACTGCATGCATAGATGGCTTCGATACATGGTTCCACCATGGTAAGTGGAACTGGGGGATAGTGATTGCTTCGCAATTGGATTGCGATTGATTGCCGAATGTCAATGACATTCTCTACTAGGTCTTGCGCTGTGTTATATCCCATCAACGTGCCTCCAGTTCCCATTTGCCATTGACCTCGAACGGTTCGAAGTCATCTGCTATCCAGTCATCGAGTTTCTCGATGGCTTGTGCGGGGTCATCGGCTTCCACCTCGACCTCGTATTCCTTGGTCAGTGTTGCAAACACTGTGTATTTACCCATTGCTTTCCTCCTCTGATTTGATGAGGTCATCGACCTCAGGTTGGTTAGGTACGAGTTCGACCTCGTAGTGGTACACGATGTCGGACTGAGAGTCGTCGCGCTCCCATTCGCCACGCTCATCTGCGATGTTGATTGCTTCACCTCGGCTCGGTGCTTCTACCTCTTGGTAGAAACTGAACGAGCGTTCTTGCCATACCAGGTACTTAGGCATTGTGTGCCTCCATTTCTTTGACGGTGCTAATCACATGATTAGCAATCAACTCGAATGGGCGGTCACCCATCACGAGCATCTGGCGTAGCAGTAATCCAGCCACGTCAGAAATCTTGGAAACTTGTGTTTCCATTTGGTCGATGAGTACATCCCACTCTTCGCGCAGGTATGCGGTCACCGCTATTTGGTTGCAGTCCAACTCCTTGACATCGTCAACTAGTTGAGTCCACATTTCATGGTCGTTTTCAACGACCAATAGCCAGTCATTTGCGAATTGTTCTTGTGCGTCCATCAGTACTCACATCCTTTACATTCGGGACGGAGGCAGTCACCGCAGGTGATGACCACCTCCGTCGGGTTGGTTGATTCACTAGTCACGAATAGCCGTTTCCCAGTGGTTGTCTATATCAGCAGACCTTTGGTCTGCTATCAAGAGATGCCTGCGCCACTCTGTGTCGCGTCGCATCATGCCAGCGAGAGCCCCGATTCCGAGGCACATTCCTGTGTAACAGATGAACAGGATGGAGAGGATTGTGTCGTTACTCATTAGCGAGCACCGCCTTTCAGTGTTAGGTATGCGTTTGGTTCAACCTTGAGCACGGCTGCGAGAACCTTGTCAAAGTTTGGGTATTGCCCCATCGCCTTGAGGATTGCCTCAATCTTCTTCGAAGATTTGGCGGTTGGTGTGGTGATACGGACCTTGGCGAAGACGCGCTTGTCGTCTGCCTTGGAGATGTGGACAGTGCCGTTCTTCACGACACCGCTCAGTGTTTCGGTTGCTACTTTTCTCATGGTGGTTCCTTTCTGCCGTCGGGATTTCCGACTGGCTCGACATATATAAGCAGAACTACGTTCTGCTATCTTGAGATGTGTGTATACGCAATGATTAGCCCATGCACGTGCGAGCTGTCAATAGCACATACGCTATGCGTGTAGACAGGCGCGTGATGTGGGTGTGGCGTGTATGTCATGTGCCATGTGTGTCGGGTCATGTGTCATGTGTTAGGTGCTACGTTAGACACGCCGTATTTACGCTCAGCCATCGGGCTGAATTTGACATATGTGGGGCTCATCGTGTATTCTGTATTCCATCGCCGAACGCTGGGTTCGGTGAATTAGCAAGGAGTTCAATCATGGAAGCAACAGCATGGACACACGATGACCTACTCGTAAACCTCACAGCGTATGTGCAGGATGCAAAGCGCGAGTATGGAATTCCCTCTCTAGATTGTGCGCCCGATTGTGAATTAGTTCCTGTTCGGTTCGCACAGATTGGCGACCTAGTTCCACTAGGTAAGGGTCGCGTAGGTGTAGTGTTCGACATCGCGGAGAATCGCGGGGTCGCGGAAGTCAGCATAGTTTCATCTACACTTCGTGTAGTATTGAAGAGGGTCGCTCTATAGGATAGTCAGCGGACACCCCTCTCTCACAGCGGTGGGGGAGGGGTTTCTCCTGTGCGGGCGAACGTTTTTGTGGGGAGAATGGGGGCGTTTGCCCCCTTTTTTTATGCCCGCGCCCTTGACGACCCCAGGGTTTTTTAGGTCCACCCCCCGCCCGCCCCCCACTATCATCGAAAATATTTTCACCAGAAAACCAGCTCTGACCAGGACTTTTGTTATACCAAGAAAAAAAGTTTGATTTGCCCCTTGAAACACGCCGACGCTCTAGACCCCTATATAAGTGTAACGGCTGAGTTCCACGAAGCCGTAAACGCGGGCTTAACGCCCGCTTTAACTTGGTTAAAAACATATAGTGGGGATACTTCTGTCTATACCCCTGTAGACCCCTACAGCTACTGGAGAAGACTTGGAAAGAAATCTAACCCCCGAAGAAGCCAGGAAAGAACTAATCAACTTGGTGCGCCAAGGGCGCACTATTGCTGATGCCCTCAAGGTTATTGGTCGTTCTCGTTCTTGGTATGACACCCAGAGGCGCGAAGCTGAAGGCTTCGCTGCCTATATAGATAACGCTCGGTTAAGAACATCCGACCTCGCTGATGAAGCTCGGTCTGGTCTATCTGACTTTGCAGAGTTTTCTGAGAAATACCTGGGAGCCAAGGTATGGGACCACATGCTTAACGTGGTCGATATGTTGGAAGGTAAAGAACCTCGTTGGATACACCCAGCGATGACATACGAAAAAGGGTCGGCGGGCTTATCCCGCCTCTTGGTAAATGTTCCACCAAACCATGCCAAGACTATGACCATCACGATTAACTACGTGACCTACCGCGTAGTCAAAAATCCAAACATCAATGTCATTGTTATTTCCAAAACCCAAGAGCAGGCTAAGAAGTTTCTTTATGCTATCAAGCAACGCCTGACTCATCCTCGGTATGCAGACCTACAAGCAGCCTTTGGTCCTACTGATGGTTACAAAGCTACCGCCGACATGTGGTCGGCTAACAAAGTTTATCTGGGCGCGGATGTCCGCGAATCGGATGCTAAAGACCCTACCGTTGAAGCTATCGGTATGGGCGGTCAGGTATACGGCGCTCGCGCCGACTTAATCGTACTTGACGACGTGGTCACTCTCTCTAACGCTGGAGAGTGGGCTAAGCAACAAGAATGGATTCGACAAGAAGTTGCCTCTCGTCTACCACCAGGCGGGGGTCAGCTTCTTGTTGTCGGAACTCGCGTATCTGCAACCGACCTATATAAAGAACTTCGTAACACACAGCATTACACGGACGGAATTGTTCCGTGGTCATATTTGTCCATGCCTGCCGTATTAGAATACGCAGACAATCCAAAGGATTGGAAAACCCTTTGGGCTAAGTCAGAGCAAC